GGAATTTTTATAATGAATGTTGTGTTGATATGAAGGATACTGAGGTAACTTCTGGGCATAGAAATTTTTCCTTTTTCTCAAATGTTATTTTAGCAAGACCTGGTACAAATGGACTTAAATATCCAGTATCTCATTTTGAACATTCAGATAGTATAGTGGATATGTTAGATGAGATTTGGGATTATAATAATATTAATGTAAATTGTATATTCAGAATAAATGCTAATTTAGTTTATCCGCAATCTGGTATTCAGGCATCTCCCATTCATACAGATCATGAATTTCCTCATAAAAATCTTTTAATATATTTGACAGATGCAGGTGGAAAAACTGTATGTGGAGAGGATGAGCATAATCCTCAGGAAGATGATATAATAGAATTTGGTGGATTTAAACATTATTATTATCTACCTCTAGAAAAACCAAGAGTGGTATTAGTTGCAACTTATTTTTGATTATGGAATTGAAAGATTGGTTGAATACAATCAACCAGACTAAGAAAAATTTAATTGATGAAGATGTTTCACTTGAAAAAGAGTATTCTCCATATATTATTAATCGTATTTTCTCTGGACATCTTGATGCAATCCTATTTTCTAATGAGATGAATAGGTATCATTTCTTACCAAAGAAGATGCAATATGATTTTTATCTAAATACATTGAGATCCAAGAAGAGATTCTCTCCTTGGTTGCGTAAAGATGAGATTAAAGACCTTGACTTGGTAAAGCGTTATTATGGTTATAGTAACGAAAAAGCGAAACAAGCTCTGCGAATCCTAACAAAAGAACAACTTAATTTTATAAAATCTAAATTTGAAACTGGAGGAAGACAATGAGCGTGGTTCAAGAACCTGAGGTAAAGTGGGCACCCGAACAGATGGTAGAG